CAGGAAGGGTCAGGAATCCCATAACGTAGTCAAGAACATGAAGGCCATGAACGACGCGGGCCTCGAAGTCCACCTCACATCCATGTTCGGCTACCCTTGGGAAACCCACGAAGACGCGATGCGAACAGTGAACGAGATCCACTACCTACTGCGGAAAGGCTACGTTAAGACCGCCCAAGCCTCGGTCTACATGCCGCCACGCACAGCGCCACCGGCAAACGCGGACGCGCAAAAGTACATCCAGAAGGTCTACGACATCTACAAAGACCCACGCTACTGGTTCCGCAAGGTCCTCGACCTCAAGCGGTGGGAGGACGCCGCCTATCTCCTAAAGCGTCTCCCGTTGGTGCGCCATGCTGAATAAATTAGCAAAAAACATTAGGCGTTGGTTTTGGGAAAAGGTCGAGGGGCGTCAATTTCATCCGCCTTATTCTAAGTGCGACGAATTTTCGGTACGACTTCAAATAAGAAAAAAAGAAGGCCTCGATTGGGAAGAAGTCGCGATTGCATTAAGCAAAACTGATTATTTAGAGATGTTTAAAAACCCGGGGAATTGTACAAAAGATAAAACGAGATTGATTTGTACATGGCGGGTGAGAAAAGGAAATCATCGTTTCTGCGAATGGGGGAACAAGAACAAGCGGAACAACTGGCACATTGACACCGAAAACAAGAAAACAAAAAGAGAGCTTATAAAATGCTTGAGAAAATTGGCATCATAATCGCCTTTAACCTGGCGCTCTATTTCAAAACCCTCCGCCACAAGTTCGTCTCTGACGATTTCACCGTCTCAAAGAACCCCCCGGCATTCAAGAACGCATGGCATAAGGCATGGCTCCGCTTCATCGGCGCCGCCAAGATTTTCTCACCGAGCCCGCAAATCCTAAAAGCAAACGACAAATGGTTCTTCGTGATCGCAAAGACGGAAGAGTTCGAGCATCTTCTTGCACTCCTAATCCACATCGCGATCTGCATCTCGATCTTCTTTGCCTTCGGAGCCTCGAACATCTCTTTCGTCGCAGCCCTGCTCTACGGGGCAAACCCCATCAACAACCAAGGAACAATATGGCCCGGCGGCCGAGGCTACGCCCTCCCGATCTTGAGCCTCATGCTCTCGATGGCCTTACCGCTTCTTTCCCCGATACTTCTCTATTTCTGCTCGTGGTACACGATAGGCTTTTTGGCCCCGCTCGCGCTCATCGGCTCGACCAAGTGGTATCTCCTCGTTCTCATGCCTTTCATCTGGTATCTCCACTCAAGAAAATACACCACCGCCATCAAGCTAAAAAGCAGCGTCGAGACCTTCGACCACGATAAGAAATGGAGCTGGAGAAAAGCCGTCATCTTCATCAAGACCTACGGTTTTTACCTCACGCTCTGCCTTGTGCCTTTCAGGATCACCTTCTACCACAACCAGCTTCAATCGATGGCCGGCAACGACATCATGCGAAAAAGAGCCGAGTCGATGGATCGCTATTTCTTCATCGGCCTCGCTGGCATCATCGGAACCGCCTATTACTCGCTTCACGACTGGAACCCCATTGCCTGGGCGCTCGTGGCTTTCTTCATCACGATAGCCCCCTTCTGCAACGTGGTAAGGGCAAACCAAGAGATCGCCGAGCGCTTTTGCGCCTTGCCGAACGTATTCCTCATGTTCGCCCTGGCCCAGGTTATAACCATTTACCCGGCCCTCGTCGCGATCTTCGTGACCTTCTACGCCACTCGCACCTTCTATACCCTCATCATGTACAAGGACGAATACTTCATCACCGAGCTCGCCATCATCGAAGACCCCCACGCCTGGTGGGCCTGGCATTGCCGTGCCATGAAGCGGTGGGACACCCAAAGCTACAAAGAAGCCCTGATCCTCTGGGTCATGGCCCGCATGATCTCGCCCAAAGAGTTCAAAGTCCTAATGAACATCGCCACATGCTTAAGGCTCCTCGGGAACACCAAAGAAGCCGACGACTTCCTCGTCCTCGCAGAACAAAACATCGTCGCCGGACAAGAAAAAGCCGCCGCCCAATACATCGAAGACCACCGCCGCGGGAAGCTCCCCATCCTCCTGTGAGCGAAGAAAGGCCCTATCTCACCCTCAAGGAAGCCGCTGACCATCTAAAAGTCAGCGTCAGAACGATACGCCGACTCATGAAGAAGCGGAAGATTCGCTTTTCCATGGTCGGCGCCCGCCCTCGCTTCCAAATGAAACACCTGTCCTCAAATACTTAATCTTGTCCCCATATGCTATGGGGCCCTTTCATTAGAGGCAGATTAAAATATTATTAGAGGATTCTAATCATGTCATTGGAAAGAGCTCGTAGCGGTTTTAACGTCTTCAAAGTTCACGATGACGTCGATTTCAACCGCGTCGGAAAAAGTATCCACATGCGTGGCCGGGACGGCACGAACTCAAGCACGGACTCGGTCGAGGCGAACCTTCTTTACGAGATACTCAAGGTTCTCAAGTCCCAGCGAAGCAAGTAACTTCGGGATTTTAATATGGCAGGCGTCAAGGGAAAGAGCGGAAGGCGGTCTCACGAAGACGAAGCGGTGCGCCGCCGTGTCCTTGACAAGTGCTGGAAGCTCCTCGAGAGAGACCTCGACAACCCGAAGGTTTCTGACGAGGTGAAGCGAGACATTGCTTTGAAGCTTGCACCCAAGTCGATCCCCACCGAGCTTTCCGGCGGCTTCACCGCAGACGTTACGGCCATGGGCACCATCGAGCGCGTGGTCGGCGAAGTCACTGAAGTCCTCACCTTCAACATCGGCTCGTCAGATTAAATGTCGACGACCTTGAAGCTTCCCAAGCTCCTCGACATCCCTGACAAGCTTCTCCCGCTCATCACGGACTTCAACAAATACCAGTATTTCATCATCAAGGGAGGCCGCGGCGGCGGCAAATCACAAAGCGTCGGTCGCCTTGTCCTCTACCTCGCTGAGAAGTACAAGCTCCGCGTGGTCTGCGGCCGTGAGACGCAGAACTCGATTTCGGAGTCGGTGTATTCTCTTCACGCCGACCTCATCCGCGAGCATCAGCTCAATTTCGACATTCAAGCATCGAAGATCACCTCCCGCGTCACGGAGAGCACCATCAATTACCGAGGGTTCAGGGAACAGGGTGCTTTCAACGTCCAGGGCCTTGAAGGCGTTGACCTCGTCCACATCGACGAATCGCAGGCCATCACAAAGCCCACGCTCGACGTCCTGATCCCCACCATCCGAAAGCCGAACTCGAAGATCATCTTCACCATGAACCCGCACGTCTTTAATGATGCGGTTATCGCGATGCTCTCGAAGCGTCCGGACTGCCTCGTCATCGATATCAACTACGACGAGAATCCCCACTGCCCCGCCAAGCTCATCAACGAGGCCAACGAGTGCAAGAAACTAAGCCAAAAAGATTACGAGCATATTTGGCTCGGCAAACCCCTCGATCAGTCCGAGGACGCTGTCTATTCGCTCTCCGATTTTGAATACGGGCGCAAGATGGCCCACATTCTCTCACCCGGTTACGGTGTCCGAGTGGCCGGCTTCGACATAGCCCGCTACGGTGACGACAAGTGCGCTGCAGTCATCCTCCAACAGATGGGCGCTCTTCATTGGGAAGAGGTCTTCTCCGACGAGTGGGGCAAGACCGACCTCAACTTCACCACAGGCCGAATCCTCCAAATCTGCAACGAGCAGGGCGTGGACATGGCCGCCATCGATGAAGACGGCATCGGCTCGGGGCCATTCGACACGCTCTCCAAAGGCCGTGGCCTCGACTATTTCAAGGGCTTCCGAAACCCCACCATCAGCTACCAGGACAACCGTGACTTCGGCAATAACCGAACCGTGAACGCCTACAAGGTGAAGGACATGCTCGTCAAGGGCCACCTCTGCATCAAAACTCAGAAGATCGTGGACGAATCGCTCACCATCAAATACGGCTTCGATCACAACCAGCGCCGGGTGCTTGTCTCGAAGGACAAACAGCGTAAAGACGGTATCAAGTCCCAAAACATGACGGATGCCTTGCTCATGGCAGCCTCACTGATCGGACAGGTCAAAGAGCGCCAGGATCGCCAATACGAGCCGAACATTCAGTCTTACGCAAAAGAAGAAAACCTTTTCCATCTCGCGGGGGTGCGTTAATGGCACTCGGTACAACGGCGGCGATTCTTCTTGGTCTCGGCGCGGCTGGTGGCGGCATGGCGGTCTCAAAGCTGTCGGCCCCAAAACAGCAGATCTCGGCCCCTATACCCCTGCCTCAGCCCCCGAGCTCCGATACGGTAATGGGTAAAGCACAGGACACGATTCAAAAAAAGCGCGCCACGTTAAGCCAAAGCGTTTACACCTCACCCCTCGGGGTAGCCGGAGAGGCCAATGTCGCCCGAAAGACCTTACTCGGCCAATGATTGTAGAGCGATACTCCGAGAGATATTTCAACGACGTGGTCAAGATCGTCGAGAACTTCCACAAGGAGGCCGTGGGAGAGTGGGACGGGCTACTAGATCCGCAGTCCTTAATCGACTCGATAAGGGACAGAAAGGACGCCCCTGGGTGGTTCCTTCTCATCATAGACGGGAAGTGCCAGGGCCTTTTGTACGGATTGATCGCCAAGTCACTCATCAACGAGCGCCTCGTGTTTCAGGAAGTTATCTGGTACGTGAACGAAGCTTACCGTGGAACCGGCGTAAACTTTTTCAAAGAAGTCGAACGTCAGCTTCGTGAGATGGGAGTGAGCCTCATCATCATGGCCGTCCTTGAGAACTCTAAAACCGAGAAGCTGAAAAATCTTTACGAGGGCCTTGGCTACAAGAAGATGGAAACCCATTACGTGAGGACATTCTAAGTGGGCTATGCGGAAAAATTGAACCAAAAAAGCAGGTGGAATAAAGCACGCGTCAAAAATATTGTCCGGGTGTCGACCCCGCCAACGGGTGAGCCTACAGCTTACGAGCTGTCCCTTAAAAACTGCGTTGCGTTTTTGAAGGATCTCGCATGTCGTACGTTCAGCCCGCATCGGCAAAAGCCCCCTCAAAGCCCCGCGCCGACGAGTTAATACAGCAGTACGAGCAAGAGCTTTCCAAGCGCCGTAACTTTGAGAGTTACTGGCAGACGCTCCACGACTATTACTATCTCGAGTCCCAGGACGTAAACAGGACGTATTCGGCGGGGAACGAGCTTGACCCCTCGATGCTCTGGGACTCGACGACGGTAGAGTGCGCGGACGTCTTTGCCTCGGGCTTCATGAACTACCTCACCCCGCCTACGTCCAAGTGGTTCAGGCTCCGCCACCGCGACCCACAGCTTGCCCAGAACAAAGCCATCGGAGCCTTCTTCGACGACGTCGCCTCCGAGGTCATGTACACCCTCGAGCGCTCGAACTTCTACGACCAGATGTTCCCCGCCTACAAGTCCTCCGGAGTCTACGGCACCTCGCTTCTTTTCTGCGAAGAAGACATCGAGGACGATGTTCGCTTCTACAACATGCCCCTAAAACAGGTCGTGATTGTGGAAGACGCGAGGGGCAGGGTGTGCAAGTTCTATATCGAGTTCGAGTATACGGCAAACCAAGCCGCCTCAAGATGGGGTGAGAGCGCCCTCTCCACGGCTCTTAAGGAAGAAATTAAAGAGGGTAAAGGCGAGTCGAAGAAACACAAGTTCCTCCTATTCATCGGAGAGCGTTACGCCCGAGAGATCCAGAAGTCCGACAAGAAGAACCTCCCCATCGAGGCCTCGTGGATCGACGTCGAAGGCCGAATGATCGTCGAGGAGTCGGGCTACAACGAGTTCCCCGCGTTCTGCCACCGCTTCGACAAGAGGCCCTTCATGCCCTGGGGCTTCTCCCCGGCCATGAAAGCACTCCCGTTCGCGAGGCTCTTAAACGCCATCGCCAAGACGAACCTGCGAGCCATGATGAAGGCGACCGATCCGCCCATCGCAGTCCCCAATAACGCCTTCATCGCCCCGTTCAACATGAACCCGCGTGCCATCAACCACTACAAAAAAGACATCATGCAGGACGGACGCGATATCTTCGCCTTCGGCAACTTCGGAGACCCTTCGGTCGGAATCCAGGCCGTCGAGTATTACTCGGGCAAAGTGAAGACCCTCATGTACCACGACACATTCCTCGCCTTCTCGAACATCACGAAGGACATGAATAATCCAGAGATCATGGAGCGCATCAACGAAAAGATGTCCATGCTCGGGCCCGCGGTTGGACGAGAGACGGACGAACGCTTGAGCCCCGTCGTGCAGAGGGTTATCGGTGTCCTCTACCGCGCCGGCAAGCTCCCGGAGCCCCCTCCCGAGCTCATGATGAACCCGAGCTACAACATCGACTTTGTCGGCGTCCTCGCCCAGTCACAGCGCAGAGCCGAGCTCAACACCCTCATCACGGGCCTCTCGATGGTCGGAAACATGGCCCAATACTCGCCCGAAGTCCTAGACAAAATCGACCCCGACAAGGTGACCGACGAGGTGTGGGCCATCACTGGCGCCCCCATCAAAGTCCTCCGAGACGACGACGAGATCCAAAAGATCAGAGAGGGAAGGGCCCAGGCCGCCGTTCAGCAACAGGAAATGGGTCAAGTCGCCACGGGTGCCGAGATCGCCAAGAGTGCAGGCGCTGCCGAAGCTTCTTTCGCCAAAGCCAAAGGCGGTAACCAGTGATCGACCTCGCGCGGCTTGATGACGTTAAAGCACTTCAATCGAATCTCCGCTCATCCATCGAGACGCCTCCCGGAAAAGAGGTCATGAAGTTCTTGGAGGAAATCTGCGGCTGGTACGACTTCGCGGAGACCGAACCGAACCAAATTTTAATCAAACACGGGAAGCGTCAGGTGTTGGCGACGCTCAAGACGCTTCTCGAGCAACCCGCAGAAGTCATCGTCGCCCTATCACAAAAGGAGCTCTAAAATGGACAATCCCGATCCGGCATTGGCAGTAGCGCCGGGCAATCCCGACCCAGCCGCACCCCCTGTACCGCCCGCTCCCGCAGCGGCCACGGCCTTCAACTGGAAGGCCCACCTTCCCCCTGATTTCGTGGGAAGCCCGACGCTCCAAAAGTTTCCAGACACGAAGGAAGGCCTGACGGACGCCGTCAAAAGCCATCTTCTTTTGGAGAAGCTCTTGGGCTACGAGAAGGTTCCTATCCCGAAGTCTAAAGACGACACCACTGCCTGGGCGGTGTTCTCCAAGGCCCTCGGAATCCCCGAGAAGCCGGACGGCTACGCCCTGCCGGACGTCGAGATCCCCGAGACCATGAAGGGGCTCACGTTCGACAAAAAGAAGTTCGCAGAGATCGTCCATGCGAACAAGCTCACCCCCGACGCGGCAAAGGGCGTGTGGCAGGCCTACACCGACATGACGAAGCAGGCTTATTCGAGCGCGGTGAAGGCAAGCCAGGACAAGATCACTGGCCACATCAACCAGCTTAAAGGCGAGTGGGGCGAGGCCTACCAGTCCAAGATCGAGCTTGGTCAGATGGTCATCAATAAGTTCTCGTCCGACCAGGAGACGAATGATTTCATCACGGCGACGCTCTCAGCCGACCCGCGCGGGATCAAGTTTCTCGCCCAGATCGGAGACCAGTTCGCCGAGAACAAGATCGGGGAGTTCAAGTATCAGCGCCACGCCCTCACGCCCGAAGAGGCCCAGAGAGAGGTCGACGCGATCAAGTCCGACATGAGCCACCCCTACAACAATCCGAAAGCGCCGGAAGCCGAGCACAATCGTGCGGTCGACTACGTGAATCAGCTCATCGGTGTCGCGAGGCGGTCCAGAGGATAAGCGAAGAGCCCTAAAGGACCGAGTATTTCGTACGGCCGGGCAACCTGAGATGGTCCGGCAAATTTCAAGGTTGCGTAAGAGGCGACCCTCCTTACACGAGGACAATCAACTCCCAAGCGTTGATGAGTCTATAAAACAGGAGGGGCCAACATGGCCGACACCCAGTCAACGGTATACGCGCAGGCGTATGCCCAGAACATCATGCAGTTGGCGCAGCAGAAGTATTCCAAGCTGATGCCGATTGTGTACATGAAGCCGAACATCAAAGCCAAGACCTTCTATCAGGACCAGATCGGCAAGTGGTCCATGCAGACGAAGGGTGGCCGAAATGTTCAAACCCCGAACAACGACCCGAACCTCGGTCGTCGTCAGGGTACGCTCGTTGATTACCACGACAATCGAATGCTCGACCGTGGCGATGAGCTCCGCACCATCTCGGACCCGCGTTCCGCCTACACCATCGCAGCCGCCCAGGCTCTTGGCCGTCAGATCGATACGGTCATCGCCAACAAGATCCTCGCGACCGCGAACTTCGGCGAAACGGGTTCGTCCACGATCACGCTCGGCTCCACCTCGCTTACCTCGCACGTCAACCCCACCGCCGGCGCCACCGGCACCCCCGCAACCCTCACGTTCGCGCGCGTTCGCGCGGCCAAGAGGGCGCTCGACATCGAAGACGTGGAGATGGAAGACCGCGTTTTTGTGGTGAGCCCGCAGGGCATGGATCAGCTCCTGAACACCACGCAGGCGACCTCCTCGGACTATGCGGCCGTCAAAGCCCTCGTCCGCGGCGAGATCGACACCTGGATGGGTTTCAAGTGGATCTCTTCGACGAACCTTTCTTCGTCGGGAACCATCACGAGCTGCTTCGCGATGCAGCGGTACGCCCTCTGCCTTGCGATGGGTTCGGAGCCCCTCGTCCGCACGGATGAGCGCACCGACCTGTCGTACTCGTGGCAGGTGTACTACGAGCTGAACATCGGCGCCGTCCGTTTGGAGGAAGCGCGCGTTGTCCAGGTCGACGTCACGAGCGATTAACGAAACGTCCCTATAGGGGAAAAGGAGTAAGTAATGGCTACGAACTCTGTGTCAGGGTCGAACGTGACCAAATTCAACGCCGGTGGCTCGGGCGACAATATCATCGCCAACGGGCAGATCCGCGCGGTTGAGAAGGTGTGGTTGGACAACTACACCCTGACGAGCAACATCACGCTCACGAATACCACAATCTCCGTCGCGAACCTCCCCGAGGGCGCGGTGGTGACGGATATCAGTGTCGTGGTTGCCACGTCGATTTCTCAATCGAGCGGCACTATCGGCATTGGCTGGGCCAGTGACGCGGACGCTGCGAGTTGGGGTTCGATCATGAGCGAAACGGACATCACTCATAATCGGACGGTCTCCACGGTCAGTTTGTATGGCGGAGTTGACTCGAACCTGATCCTTGCCGGGAACAACGCGGTGAAAATCGCGGGTGTTCAGCAAGCGGCTTCGGGCACGAGGAACACCATCGCCATCAAACTTAATAACTGGACCATGTCTACAGGAACCCTGAAGACGATGGTTCGGTACACGAACTAGGAGACAAACCGATGAGCGTTTCCTCAACGATCACAACGTCGGCCGCGAATACCACAAAGTATCTCGCGGGCGGCTCCGGTGACAACATCATCGCGGACGGGTACATCAAGACGGTCGAGAAGGTGTGGCTTGACAGCTATACCATCGCCTTCACGAACACGCTGACGTGTATCCAGATCGCGGATCTGCCGGAAAACAAGAAGATCACGAGCATCGTCGTCGAAATCCTTACTACCGCCTCGCAGTCCAGCGGGACGGTCAGTATCGGTTACGTCGAAGATACGACGGATATTCTTGCCACGACCGGCGTCGCGGACTTCCTCGCGCCGTTCACGCTTACGCACAACCTCACCAGGACGTCCATCTCTTTGCCGGGCGGACTTCTGAACAGCGTCAATTATACGGGCGCTGGCTTGACGATTGTGCCGATGGCGTTCAACGGTTTCCAGGCTGTCACCGGCGGAACCCAGACCACGATAGGCATCAAGCTGAACAACTGGACCATGACGTCGGGCACCATCAAAACGATCGTCAGGTACACGTAAGAAATCGGTAGGGCGGGGCCTAAAAACCCCGCTCTACCTTTTCTTTTTAGGAGCCTTCATGGCAACCTTCACGACGATAGGAATCTGTAACCGCGCTCTTGTTCTTTGCGGCGCTTCCCCGATCACGAGCCTGACCGAAGATTCGGTGAACGCCCGCGCCTTGAATGCGGTATACGAACAGGCAAGGCGAAGCATTCTTACCGAATGCCGGTGGACGTTCTCCCTCACCCGCTCGACCCTCGCCACCGCCTCGACGGCGACGCTCGCATACTTGAGGCCCGAGGAAAACGCGGCCTACACCCGCCCCACCGACTGCCTCCGCATCTGGGAGATGAGCGACCTGAACGCCGTTTGGCGTGAAGAGGGGAACTACATTATCTCGAACACGGCTTCTCTAAGCACCCTTTTTACCTTCGATCACACCGAGGTGGGGCTCTGGAGACACAAATTCATCGACGCTTTCATCGACAAGCTCTGCTCGGAAATCTGCTTTACGATCCTGAACTCCGCTTCAAAAGCCCAGACATTCCTCGAGAAGTACGAGAAGATCACGCTCCCCAAGGCGATGGCCGAGGATTCCCAAACCGGGGCCCATCAAGAGGTCAAAGACGACGAATGGCTCGCCTCGAAATACGGAAATAGCGGCGACGCCTCGAGGTCCTACGGCTGATGGCTACCCTAGACCCCAGAAGGATAGCGGATCAAAAGGACGCCTGGGTCTCGGCTCTCTACGCCAAGACCGCGGGCCAAACCGCAGACGACCAGGTGCTTCCGCTCTTAATAGACTCGAACGGTTATCTCCTCGTAAATATGACGGTGGGTACGATCTCGCTTTCCAGTACCGCGTCCACGATCACGAACGATCCATCGAATCCCGTTCCAGTTTCTTTGTCGAATACGGCGGTTACGGTAGCGGGTCA